CCTCGACAACGCGGCCTTTGATCTGGTGAGCGGCGAGGTGGCGAACTATGCCGGGTTCATTGATCTGCCAACACCGCAGGATCTGGGCAGCACACTGGTGACGCAGTGCGACTACTGCGGCACGATGGTGAAACTGGCGTCTGCGAGTACGGCGCTGTTTGCTGAGCTGGAGACTCGCGGCGCGTATACACCAGCCAGTGGCACGGTATTTGACCTGCGGGTGTTGACGCTGGAGGCAGGTCTGTAATGCGTGGCTCTGCAGCGTTCAGGGCTGCTGTAGCGCCTGGCGGTGTTCTTGCAGGCCCGTGGGTAAGGAATGAGCTGTGGCGGCGTGCGCGTGCAGTGCCATCGCTTGATCTGCGCTTTGCCGAGAATAAGTCCCTCGTCGATTCCGTCAGCGGCCAGAACCTGATCACGTTCACCAGGGCGTCTACTGGGACGTTTGTGGATTCTGATGGTGTGATCCGCAGCGCTGGGAATGACGTGGCGAGGTTTGGCCACAACCCGCTAACGGGCGAGTGCCTGGGGTTGCTGGTCGAGGAGCAGCGGGTCAATTTCTGCCTGCGATCAGAAGAGTTCGGTACGTCGCCGTGGGCCGCCAGCAACGTCACTGTTACGGCCAACCAAGAGGTTGCTCCCAGCGCAGCAACCACAGCAGACACGCTTGCAGCCACTGGTGCCAATGGAACGGTCAGACAGCCGATCACCACGACTGCTGTCGCCATGACGTTCTCTGTTTACCTCAAGCGCAAGACAGGCACCGGCAACGTTGACATCACAGCAGACGGCACCACATGGGTGACGCAAACTATCTCCAGCAATGCCTGGACGCGATGCGTCGTAACTCAGACCGCCGTAGCCGGAACGTCCAATCCGGGGATCAGACTGGTTTCAAGCGGAGATGAGGTCTTTGCTTGGGGAGCGCAGTTCGAATGACGACGTTCTTCGTGGTGAACCTTGGTATGACAGCCCCGGCAGAGGGTCTGCAGGTTCTCCAGCGCATTGTTCCGCAGCTCTTTGGGGGTGGTCACTCCAGCTCCATCAATGTGATGGACATGCAGATCCTCGGTGGCACCACACCGCTGGCAAGTGAAGTTGTCGCGCTCCAGGGCCGCTTGCCGATTGCCTCCGAAGTCGTAGTTATCCCGAGCCCTTTTGGCGTATTCCTCTCGCTTCGGGTTCTTCTCAAGAGCTTTGCGCGCTTGCTCAGCACGCCTCTTCTTGAGACAGGTGCTGCAGTGCTTCTGCGGGCCAGACGTGTACGTGAAGCCAGCACCGCACTCAACGCAGTGGATCGTGGTGCCGACTGGTGTCGCTCCCTCTTTCTTCCTGAGTTCACGAAGGTGCAAGACGTTTTGCTGCTGCCGGTACGCAGGGCGGCAGGCTTCACAGCACTTCTGGGAGGAGCCTGTGGGCTTGTAGAGCACGGCGCAGATTATGCACTGACGCTCCTTAAAGCCGCAGCCCGTCTGACGGTGGGCGGCCAAGGCGCAGGGCTTGCACCGCTTGAGGCTGGGCGATGTCTTGGGAACCTTGGTTCCGCAGTCTGGGCAATCGAGGATGCCGTATTTGCCTGGTTCCACAACTTGAGCGACGAGCTTTCTCTACTCTAACACCATGGCCAGTTTTCCGACTTCGTACATCCCCACCACCGGCACCGCCGCGACGCGCACGGCTGATGTGGTGTCATGTTCGGGGACGAATTTCAGTTCGTGGTATCGGCAGGATGAGGGGACGGTGTTTATTGCTGCCTCCGTGCCTCAACCATCAAATGGTAACAGGCGAGTGCTTACCGCGACTGACGGCACCACAAATAATCGTGTTGGGATCTTGTTTAACTCGTCAAACAATCCACAGCTTCTTGTTTCATCTGGAGGCACAACAGTAGCATCCCAGTCAGTGGCGTCCATCTCGGCAACAGACCTTCTCGCTGTCTCTGCTGGCTATAAGACAGATGACTTTGGCTTGTGTAGTAATGGTTCGGCAGTAGCAGCCGATACTAGTGGGAATGCAGCACTCGCTATTAGCACCCTTGATATTGGCTCTCAGCTTGGAGTTGACCGTATAAACGGCCACATCCGCCGCCTCACCTTCTGGCCAACCCGCCTCCCCAACTCCACGCTGCAATCCATAACCCAATAACCATGTACTGTTTCCGCTTCCCCACCCGCCAACAGTTCCGCACCCTAGCTGCAGCGCAGGGCCTCATCGACGCTGACGGCAACCTGATCACCAGCGGCCACACCTTCGCAGTGGATGAATTGGGGACGATCTACCAAGGCGGCGAGTATGGCCCTGACGGTGAAGTCATCACCGCGCCGACTGCCCTGCCCGGTTATCACTGCAATACCCTCGGCCTAGCCCCTGAAGCATGGGATCAATACCTTGTGGTGGTGAACTCTCCCAGCCGGATCTTCGCTGGTGGTGCTACCCAGGCACCTGATGATGCAACCCTTGAGGAGATGCTCGCATGACCAGCCCTTACATCCGTGCTGCCAAGAAACACCCGAAGGTCAAGCAGCAGGCTGCTGAGCGCATGGGCAAACGCCCCGGCAAGCCCGAGCCGCCTGTCAAGCCAGAGCCACCCAAGGGCAAGCAGCGTGCCCGCCATGAGGACGGCACATTCCAAGCCGACGACCCTGCCACACCCGAGGTGGATGAAGCATGGGAAGCCTGATTGAACGCGAACTGGTAGACCACACCAAGTCGTTTCTCGGCAAGAACGACGTGCTGACCTATGGCTTCGCCAAGGGCAGCTATACGCCGCTCTACCGCGACTACATGAAGGGCATCATTACCGAAGTGGACGACCGCCTGACCGGCATCAACTTCGAGCGCGTCAAACCCAAGGATGCCGACCTGATCATCAATCATGGCGAGCTGGCTCCTGGCACTTCCGGTAGTGCAGTATGGGATTCGCAAGGCTGGGAGATCAGGATGCCTGGCGGCGGCAGCTTCAGCACCACCGTCTTCCGCCACGAACTCGGCCACGTGCTCGGCCTGGGCCATGCACCGCTCGGTGCCAACAGCCTGATGCAGCCGCAGATGAACGGCATCTACCAGTTCACCGGCAAGGACTGGCGGGCGCTGGAGTCAATCTGGTAGCGGAAACCTAGGAATACTGCCGCAACGCTATGCCCGCCTCGATCACGGCCACCGTTGGCAGCGCCTCCGCCAACTCCTACCTGTCGATCGCCGCAGCGGACACTTTGGCCGAGACAATGCTAGGCACCCTCGCCTGGACCTCGGCAACGACCGACCAAAAGACCCGCGCCCTCATCACCGCCACCCGCGGCCTTGACACCCTCACGTGGATCGGCGACCGCACCACCACAACCCAAGCACTGGACTGGCCCCGCAGTGATGTGAGCTGTGACGGCATCGACTACCCCGACGACCAACTCCCCGAGCAGATCGAATACGCCACCTTTGACCTCGCCAACGCCCTGTTGGCTACGCCAACATTGCTGCAGACGCCTAGCACAAGCGCCTCAGCGCTCGTCCCCGGCATCCCCAACAAAGACCTGAGCCGAATCAAACTCGACGTCATGGAGCTGGAGTTCCGGACAGACGTCTCCCCCGCCTCCAGCTCGATCGTCAGCCCTCTCTCCGCTCTGCCGCACCTCGCCACCATCCTCGGCTGCCTCACAACCAGCACCATCCCCGGCCGCCTGAGCGGCGTACTGGAACGCGTCAGGAGCTAGCGCTCCTGACTACTAGGAATACTGCGTGATTATCAGCAGGCGCTAGCCTGCTGATATGGCTCAGGCACCGTCGAAGAAAAAGCCGCGGGGATACCTCGCTACGCCGCTGGACCGCGACGAGCAGCGGCGCGTGGCTCGCCTCTACCGCGAGCACGGCGGCCTCGTCAACCACATGGGCCGCAAGATGTGCCGCAAGTACCCAGCCCTCCTCAAGGAGGACATCTACAGCTGCATCGACATCGCCTTCATCAAAACCTGCCGCGCCTGGAACCCCGTAAAAGGCACCTTCTCCACCCTCCTCGGCGTCTTCTGCGAGGGCGAAATCCGCCACTTCATCCGCGACCACAACTGGTCGATCAAGGCCCCCAGCTCCGTCCGCTCGATCGGCATGAGAGCCCAGTACATGCTCCGCGCCGGCCACTCCACCCCCGAGGTCTGCGCCACCCTCAACATCACCGGCGACTCCCTCAAACTGGCCCTCTCCGCCGTCCAGTCTCTCGACCACGAAATCCAGGACTTCCGCCTCCACGTCTGCCCCCGTCCCACTCCGTGGGACGTCCTTGAGGCCTCCGAGGAAAACTAGGGTTATACACCTCGGTCCCGGGATCAGTTAGCATGGCCACCGGAAGTTTTTTTGCTAGCCTCGGCTATAAGCTCTACGTCAAACTTGGGACCACTGCGAGTACCGCACCGACCACCAGCGCCGGCCTGACTCGCATCCTCTCGCTGGACAACACCGGCATCCAAGGCACTTCCGAGTCCACGTCGGTCGTTGACTACGACTCCGAGCAGGGCTTCCAGTCCAACCTCATCACGAGCCAGAGCTACAGCATCCCCTGCTCGATGAACCTCGACGTCACCGACGCCGGGTACGAGATCCTCAAGAAGGCCGCCATCAAAGCCGCCGACGGCACCCTGCTGGAGTGGTACCGCGAAACCCCCGTCACCGATGACTCGGGCGACAACCCCGAAGTCCACGCCGGCCTCGCCCAGATTGGCGACTTCTCCGAGGACATCGTCGCCGGCAACATCGCCAAGGTCTCCTTCACCTTGACCGGCTACGGCGCCTACAAGTTCTACCCTCAGGGCAACCCCATCGCCACGGTGACGGTCTCCACCGCCGGCAGCGGCCTCACCCCCGCCACCTACAGCGGCGTCGCCTTGGTCAGCTTCAACCCCACCCAGGGCATCGGCTCCGGTAAAGGCGCCACCGCCGACATCGTCGTCGCCGCTGGCGGCACCGTCACCGCCGCCCCCACCATCATCGCCGCCGGCACCAACTACAAGGTCGGCGACATCCTCACCGTGGCCGCCGGCACCGTAGGCGACGCGGGAACAGATGTACTACCCCGCTTCACCGTCGCCACCGTGTCCTGACGCTACACTTCCACCGAGGTTCTCCAAAGCCGGCCCCGCGCCGGCTTTTTTGTTGCCCGCTACTGCGCCAGCTCCTTCCACCGCGCCACAAAGAACCGCCGCGGCGGCTGCGCCTGAAACGCCCCCTCAATCCAATTCCGCGGCGGCTTAGGCCCCGCAGGCCCAACCAACTCCCGCGAAATCGGGCTGAAGTACGGGTCAGGGTACTGGCCCCGCAGCACCTCCCCCGCATACGGCGCCGTCCACACAATGCTCAGGCTATTCCCCGACACTTGAGGCGCTTGCTGGCTCGACAGCAGAAACCCCGTATCCACGATGTCCCGCTGACCCTTCGGGATGATGACGCCCGTGCCGTACTTGGTTTTCACCGTCTTGCCGCCCTGAAACAGACTCCTGAACCGCGGCGTGGAGTTAGGCCAGCTCCATTTGACCGTCGTGATTTGCGTCTTCGCCTCTGCCGCAATGACTGGCGCAAAGTCCTCCAGGATCTGCGTGGAACGCGCCAGCAGCTTCTCGGCGTTCCACTTCGTCAGCGTCAGCGTTACGGTCGCCATCAGCTCTGCGTGCGGCTTGCAAGCCGCACCTTGACGCCCAGCGCATCGCTCAGGATGGAGCCCAACAGCCCGCTCTTCCCGTAGGGCAGCCGCACCTCAAGCACCTCACACTCGGTCGCATCCTGCCCCGCAAACGCCACGGTGCCGGCAGTACCCACCTTCACCCTGCTATCCAACTCCCCGCTCGTCACATACCCCTCATACAGCACTGTGATGACGTTGACCCCCGGAAAGGTCGTCTCTGCCACGCTCTCCCCTTTAAGGAACGCCGACACCGTCACCGTCTCGGTGCTTGCCAGCACGTTCCCGGTATCTGCGTCGGTCGTCGTCCCGCTCGCCGGCACCGTAAACACCAGCGTCGCATTCTCCAGTGCCACCAACGCCGAAGCCATCCACCCGCTCCTTTCCTCCTAGTTTCCCGGCAACCTAGGATGTAGTCCCGCACCGCCCCGTGACAGAGCAGCTCGGCAGTGCAGAACTACGCCTAACAGCCAACGACAAAGACCTCCGCGACAAGCTCCAGGCGAGCAAAACCCTAATCAATGAGCTGGGTAAAGATGCCGCTGCGCTTGGAACGAGCCTCAGCAAAGCGTTCAGTAAGGAATATCGTCTCCGCCTCAACGACTCACAGCTCATCGCCGCCAATACGCGGGTCGATAACCTCCAGAGAAAGCTAGCCTCAATAGCGGCTCAGCCTATCAACGTTCGCCTCAACCTTGTGGTTGGTGGGGATGTAGGCGGAGGCGGGGCTCCGATCACCCGCGAGGCCGTAGCTCGCCGCGCCCGCGAGGCCATGAGCGGTGGCCTCAGCGGCCAAATGCAGCAAATCCTCGCCGGAGGCGTCGGCGCCGCCCGTACCGGCGAACTCCGCTCCACCTTGCTCGCTCGACTGGGTCGCGGATCCTTAAGCGCCGGCGGTTTCAATGTCGCCGGCCTCCGCGAGATCGTCACACAACTAGGCGGAGCACCATCCGGCAACCGCGCCGCGTTGCTCAAGCAAGCTCAAGAGGCCGTCCGTTCTGCCAACGACGCTGTCATCAACCGCATTGGTAAAGACCTACTTGACCTGCAGATGATGTTTAGCGGCGGCCCTCCGCCTGGCGGAGGTGGCGGAGGCGGTGGGGACCGCTTGCGCCAAGCCTTCCTTGACAAGCAGGTAAGTCTGCAGGGCCGGCTGAACGTGCTCGAAGCACGCGGCGTAGACGTCGCCGGCCAGAGGGCACGCCTAGCCCAAGCGGCCCAAGCCGCACAAGAGGGCGAACTCCGCGCAGCACGCCAGACCCAGCGTTTCCTCAGCCGCGACGTAAGTCTCCGCGAAAACGCCCTCCGGGTCGAAACCCTCAGAGCTGGCACCGCCAGAACACCCGAACAAGTCCTAGCCGCCCGCGGCGGCCAACAACGCGGCGCCGCAGACAGCCTCACCGCCCGAGAAAAGGCTCTAGACAGAGTCGCCAGCCTGACAAATCGCATAAACGTCCTAACAGCAAAAGGAGTAGATAATACAGGACGACTGGGCCGACTTGCTGCCATTGAAGCCGAGATAGCGCAAGGACGTTTCGCAACAGCACAACGGCTTTCCACTCTCCTCACTCGTGACCTAAAGACGCAAGAAACAGGCCTAAGAATCGCCCGACTGCAGCAGCAACAGCAAGCGCGTACAGCTGACCGCCTGCCACAGCCTATAGGCCCTGCTTCCCCCGTCCTAGGCGGCAGACAGTTCCCCGGTAGCCCCAATTTCATCGCACAGGGGCTTCTCCCAAATCCAGCGGAGCAGCGTAGACAAGCTGCTGAGCAGCGTAGGCAACTTGACGCAGCACGACGCCGCCGTCAAGACATCACCTCCAACGCTCTGATCGGCGGCGCGTTTCCGCTGCTGTTCGGTCAAGGCATCGGCGCCTCGGTCGGCGGCGCCGTAGGCGGTGGCGCCGGTGGCGCAATCGGCGGCCAATTCGGCTTCGGTCTCTCCCTAGTCGGCACCGCCGTCGGCGCCCAGTTCGACGCCATCATCCAAAAGGCAGGTCTTCTCGGCCAAGCCCTTAGCAACCCGATCAAGAACTTCGACGCGCTCCAGCAGGGCGCCCTCCTCTCCTCTAAAGGACTGGAGCGTCAAGTTGAATCCCTGATCGCAGTCGGACGCGAATCCGAAGCCGCCGCCCTGATCCAGCAAGACCTCGCCGCGAGCTACGGCGGCCTCGAAGCGGCCAAGCGTCTCGCCGACGAGCAGGACCGCCTCAACCGCAGCTGGTCCGAGCTGTCGATCAACCTCGCCCAGCTGGCCCTGACGCCAATCGCGGACTCCGCCGCAGACGCCGCCTCCGCTCTGCGCGGCCTCAACG